CAACGTGAACTGTTCGGGTGCATGCAAGAATTCCTGCTCGAGCGGCTGCTCGAACTCATCACGCATTGGAGGCTGATATGCTCATTCCCTTTAGAGAACCAGGGTTGTTCAACGTTACGCTGAATACCACCGAAGACTGCAACCTCAGGTGCACCTACTGCTATGAGGTGCACAAGAGAAGAAGGACGCTTTCGATGGAGGATGCAAAGGCCTTCATCGACCACATCCTCACAGACCCCGATCCTGCAGGGCTGCTCGATGATCCTGATCCGGTCTTCCGCAAGGCATACCAAAAGGGACTCGTCGTCGATTTCATCGGCGGCGACAGCTTCATGGATGTTCCGTTCCTGGACGAGATCTGCTCATACACGCTGGCCAAGGTGATGACCACCGATACGCCCAATGCCAAGAACTGGCGGGGCAAGCTTCATTTCTCCATCTCAACCAATGGCACGCTCTTTTCCGAGCAGGCCAGGCGGTTCTGCGAGAAATACAAGGACCTGTTGCTGGTGGGTATATCACTGGATGGGTGCCCGACCATCCATGATGCAAACAGGGTGTTCCCCGATGGGTCCGGTTCGATGCAGAGCATCATCCGCCATTGGCCGTGGTACCAAAAGACCTTCCCGATCCAGTCGATGCAGACAAAGTCCACCGCAAACCGGCAGAGCATCCCCTACCTTTTCGACTCGCTGGTGTATTTGCACGAAGAGCTGGGGCTGCGGTACATCAACCAGAACTTCATCATGGAGGATACCGGATGCACCCAAGCCGATTATGAGGAGCTGGACCGTCAGATGGAAAAGTGCACCGCGTATGTGCTTGAGCACCGTGACGACCTGTTTTGGAGCATGCTCAGTAAGGAGCAGTTCGGTTACGCGCATCTGTCCACAGGACCTGACTGGGACTGTACCGGCCACTGCGGAAGCGGAGCCATGCCGGCGCTCTCAGTGGACGGCAGGATCTACCCGTGCATTAGATGGCTGCCCCACACCCAAATCGACAAGGCAGATTTCATCGTCGGGACCGCCAAGGAAGGGTTCACCCACAAGGAGAACTTTCTGAGAGTGCGCGAAGGTGCCTACCGCGCAAGTTGCTCACTTGATGAAAAGTGCAGGAAATGTGAGGTGGAAAGTGCCTGCTCGTACTGCATCGGGGGCTGCTATTCGGAATTCGGCGAGTTTAAACGAACGACCTACATCTGCGAGATCACCAAGCTGCTGGTCAAATGGGCTAGAAGGTACTGGGATGAGTACAACCGGCTTGAGGGACTGGATCCGATCGACTGGGCTGTTGAAGCAAAGGAGAAAGGAAACCGGCATGGGATCGGATGATGATCCCTCGATGATTTGGCCTTATTATACATCTTCCATTCGTTAAGCCATGTGTAATGCTTCCTCGATGATTAATACAGCCAAATCTTTACAATATCACGAAGAAGTTATATGCAAAAAGGAAATACATTGAGAATCGAGTAAAATATGTTACAATCAAATAATGGGAAATTTTCAATATTATCAAATCTTTCAGGATTGCAATGTGAAGAATAATATAAAGCTTAAAATCTTCTTTATATTGATGCTAATTAGTGTAATATTCTTACTTTCGTCTTGCGAAGTCGAACCAACCACTTATGCTATTTTGTTAAAAGCCCCTGATAATTGTGATGTAATTGTACAGAAAAATGGAGGAGCCTTTATCACGATATCTGCTGGAACATCCCATAATATTGCTGACCTTGAGGGGAGTGAATATTCCTTTCAAGTACAAAATCCAATAAACAATTATGGGGTCAAGATTCTTGAAGGCCAACACTTTACAACCCTGACATCTAAGGACAGTGGAGTTTTCACCCTCCATCAAAGTGGATCTATCATATTATCATATATTGAATTACCTTCAGTCTCTATTACAGCACCTTCTAATACTGGAATTATTATTAAGAAAGAAGGGCAAGTTATCACTTCTATCGATGCGAACAATACATACTCAATAGTTGACTATATTGGATCCACATATATGTTCGTAACCGAAGATCAAGAAGATAGCAATGAGCTGATGATTGTTTCAGGGGATGCAAATGTAGACTCGCTATTTGCGGGTACTTTTACCATAAGTAAAAATGATTCTATCATGTTGTCATATAACTTAATGCCAACGTTGGAGCTACAGACTCCAGATGAATGCTCGATTGACTACGTGATAAGAAAGGCGAGTATTGGGTATAGCCGCGAGGGTAGTATTGAAGCCTCTGCAACCATACAACTCCGAGTACCTACTAATGCTATTGGAACAATCGTGGTCGATGGTTCCCGATATCACCTTAATAATACAGCTTTTACAGAAGTACTTGAGAATAGAGGAAGCTTCATTGTTGATGAGGATAAGATAATGTCGTTCGAAGTCTCTTACATCCCAAAGACCCTAATTATTGAGGAACCAAGTCCCTGTTTGTTCATTAAGGTCTTCACCTCCGAAGAATGCCAAGGTGCTGCCTTAACCCCGGCATCAAGTTATGGGGGAAAAACTATTTACAACCTTGATACTTCATTCAATTCAGTGTTTCTCAAGGCTCAGATATCTGATAATGTCATATTTTCGGGTTGGAATGATACTACATCCTTTTCTGATCCACGAGAAATCTCGTTGCTTTCGGATTCTTCATCATTTTATCTTCAACCCCTTATGCTTTCAACAATAGTTGAACCAAATATTGCTTACGTTGCTCATGAGAGCCTTGCAAAAGGAGAACCAAATGGTTCTAAAGGGCTCCCCTTCACAAATATTCAAGAGGCAATTGATTCTCTGTCATCCGGAGAGGTAAGAATTGAAAATGGACATTATTCAATTGAAAGTATTATTGAATTAAACTCGCCAGTAAGCCTATACGGGGGATATTCAGTAGACTCTTCAGGTGCAATTTGGACAAAACCAACGTATGGGGGCACGTCTAGTCCAACTACAATAATTACATCATCAATAATCGCTTCTGGAAGTAGTACAGATATCCAAACAGTACTACTGATTCATGGAAGTTCTGTTGACGAGACGGTGACAGTACAGGGGCTAGAAATCGGTTATGACGGTAATACAAGAAGCCATGTAACATCTCTGAAAATTACAGGTGGAGCCACACCAACTATCTCTGATTGTGTCATCTCGGGCGGTAATGCAATTAATCAATCCTATGGAGTTTATATTCAGGAATCTAATCCCATTATATCAGAGAGCATCATTTCCGCGGGTAATGCACTCACAGGAGGTTCATCGATTGGCTTATATAATACCGGATCTCCAACAATTCTGGACTCAACTATCAGTTCAAATCAAGCAAGAAAAACCTATGGTATCATCAATAACGGCGGAAGTATTGTCATAAAAAGATCAATCGTCACCGCCTTGACGGCAGGAACATCTTCCACAGATGTAGGTGATGGGACATCCATTGGGATACAGAATGAAAATGCCAAACTGGTATTGATTGAGGAATCTGATATTTCTTGTGGTGGGATAAATTCATTTTGGACTAACGGCTCATACACTTCCGCAATAATCAATAAAAATTCAACCACGTCAATAGTTAATTGTACTGTGCTGGCAAACGATTATCAATGCACGAATGGCGCCGCTATAAAGGAAACTAACTCTAAAAGCTTGATTCAAGGAAACATTATAAAATCTCGATCAACAGGTTGGCATGAATGTCTTGGTTACTCGGGATCAAATTCTGAGTCAGTTTTGTTGAATAACCAAATTACTAGAGATGGCTATAGTGGCGAGGGTGGGACAGTAGCTGGAGCAAAAGTTTTGATTGGAAACATCATACATAGCAAAGGAAGACAATATGACTCTACACCCCTCTATAATAATGCTGTTTCAATAGATAATGCGTTAATGCTCAACAATACTATCATACAGACAAGGACAATTGACAATAGCCTGTACATCACCTCGGGTATTAGTACAAATAATGGTTCCATAATAATTAACAACTTGTTAGTGTCAGTCCAACTAGCACAAGCACAAACGATTGGAATTAGTAGTGTCGCCAATGGTATTGCTGATCTGAGAAACAACGGATTCTTTGACATTCAAGATGCGTTGGTGGCTCCCAGGGGTTCTGAAAGCATCTACTATGTAAAGAATGAAACTGAATTTACCGAAAGTCGTATAGGGATTTGTCAATCACGCATTACTGGAAATGTTGCAGAGGGGATCGGTACTGATGATGTTGATTGGACAACAAATCTTATCTTTACGGATTTCTCGAGTGGAAATTTAGCGGAGGGGACAAAGCTAAGAAACACTGCACCTACTGCACTGAAAGAAGGGGGCCTCGTTGTAGATGAAAGCATTTTAGATTCTCTCCTTACAGAAATTGCTTATACCGGATTATACGTAGACGAGATTGAAGAATCATTCTCATCTGATATTAATGAGAAAACAAGGGATGTAAACGCTTGGGCAATCGGAGCACTTCAATATTAAATAGTTCCACCAAATACTTGCTGATGTTTTACAGGCCTGAAATCAAAGCAATTATTAACAGAATTTTCATATTACTCTCACCCTCGGAAGTTTAGGGTCTCCCTTAACGCTATAAAATGTAATTGAGATGTTTTTATTAGCATAATAGGATCGATAGAAAGTTTAAAACACTCCAAGTAAGTTCCAGAAGAACGGCACGAATATATAGTACATGCATCCTTCTCAGTATGGGATTTTTTAAACAAAAGAATCTAAATTTATTAGATTCAGCAAAAAGAATTACATTGAAGATACCAAGAACATAAGTGGTAAAAATCAAGTTAAGTTTTATTCTGTCTCGGATTTCTCATGACAGTGACAAGAAACCGTACTCATTATATATATAGCCAAATAGGTACGGTAACTTTCACTTATATCAAAAACTCAAACTTCGCACTTGAATCCTGCTGAAAAAACCTGTATGGAAATGATATAAATATTTCAACTATTTTCTTGAATAATATAGAAATAAGCTCCAAATTTTTGTATACTGTTTTTACCACAAAAAGCAACAAAAAGGAGCTTATAGGCCAATGTTATCAGATTTTCACTCCAATGACGACATCCTGTCCACCTCTTTCGGCAGTTTTGCCAAGAAATTCAATGTCTTTTCCATCCTCGCCAAGTGCGGGGCCAAGAAACTCAGGGGTGTGTCAGTGTCGGTGGTGTTCGCCTACCTCTTCTCCATCGCATTCAAGCACACCACGGTGAACCGGGACCAGAAAGGCAGGAAGAACCCTCAAGCGGTCGGAAAGGATTGCGTCCACCGTTTCCTCCAATCCCCCAGGATAGACTGGAACCGTTTCACCGCCCTCCTTGCCGCTGCCATCATCAGGCTGGAGTTCAAACCCATTTACGAAAAGTCCTCCGATAAAGTGGCGAACCGCAGGTGCCTGGTCATCGATGACAGTTCCTTCAAAAGAAACCGCTCAAAGAAGGTTGAGCTCCTGGCCACCTGCTTCGACACATGCCCACCATGTGTTTTTCAGGGGTTTCCGTATGCTCACCCTCGGATACACCGACGGCCAGTCGTTCCTGCCCGTCGCCCAGTGTGCCATGAGTACCGGGAACGAAGAGATGAGGATCAACGATGCATCAGAGGTGGAGGACGGCACCCCTGGCCACACGAGGAGGCAGATGGCGCAGCAGAAAGCGACCGAGAGCATGCTCGACCTCATCGACTGCGCCAAGGATGCAGGCATCGAGGCTTCCTATGTCCTCTTCGACAGCTGGTTCTCCTCTCCGGCCCAGGTAACCGCAGTGCTTGAAAAAGGTTATGATGTGGTGTGCATGGTGAAGAAGGGCAAGACCAAGTATGCATGCGCCGATGGCGTGAAGCGGGACGTGTCCAAGATCTTCCGCTCCTCGAAAAAGCGGAGGGGCATGTCCAAGTACCTGCTTTCCCAGGTCGTCTCCATCACGGATGGGCAGGGCCGGGAACACGAAGTCAAGCTCGTGTTCGTCCGCAACCGGTCGAACAGCAAGGATTTCCTGGTATTGCTCTCCACCGACATCTCCCTCGATGAGCAGGAGATCATCGCCCTCTATGGCAACCGGTGGTCCATCGAGGTGTTCTTCAAGAACTGCAAGAGCCAGCTCAGGTTGGAGAAGGGCAACCAGTCACTCAACTATGACGAGATATCCGCACACATCGCACTGGTGTTCACCCAGTACATGATGCTTTCCCACCTGCGAAGGTTCAACACGGACGAACGGAGCATAGGGGAACTGTTCCTTGCCATGGTGGAGGAGATGAAGGATGCTGCCTTCGACAATGCAATGGAACTCATCCTCTACCTCTTCATCGACAAGGTGGCCCAGGCCGAGCCACAGTTGCAGCAACGGCTGTATGAACTCGCCGACCTGTTCATCAGCACCCTGCCGGACCTGATGCGTGATCAGCTCAGGCGGGCCTCATGAACAAGTGCGAAGTTTGAGTCAAAAATTACCAACTTTTCTCTTTATAACGTTTTATCAAGTTGACTTACATCCCACTTGCAGGAATGTATAGATCAACAAATTAAACGAGGAGAAGGTAATGACCGATCAACAATCAAAGCAGATTACGAACATGAGAGAAAGTGGTTTAGGCTACACTACGATTGCAAGCCAAATCGGGCTTCCAAAGGAAAGCGTAAAATCTTATTGCAGGACTCACGGACTTACGGGCAGGAGATCCTCCTCTCATGTGGATAAGGAAGCCGGTAGCAACACTTGCCGAACTTGTGGGAGATACTTGCAGCACACTCCTGGAAAGAGGAAGAAACAGTACTGCTCGGATGCTTGTCGTATGGATTGGTGGAATGCGCATCAGGACAAGGTGAAGCGAAAAGCGTACTATTCGTTCACATGCGCCGAATGTGGTAAGACCTTCAGCTCATACGGAAATGCAAAAAGAGTCTATTGCAGCCATTCTTGCTATATCACGGCTCGTTTTTCCAAAGGGGAAAAGTAGCAGTGGTCCCGAACTTCGATTAAGGAAACAAACCTTAAATCAGTTGCCAGGGATTTCATTAAAACTATCCAAGGAATATTATTTTTTGGAATCGTGCTTGGCCGGTTTTTACCGGCCAATCTTTTTAATTACTCCCAGCAATTACCATACAAAGTAAGTGTTGTTGAGCATCTCCCAACCTCCAATTTCAAAATCCAATAACTCCTGCAGATTACTCCAATGTAGTTCATCAAAGTAAGCCAGAAGAATTGGAGTAGAAGAATGACGATAATTCTCTTGTTCCCTTGCCATTCAGGGTCTTCAAAAAACTTCAGGGGTACGGTTCTCCGGTATCAAGCAGGAGAACACAATGACTGAAAAAGAAACTACACAAATCACTGAAATGAGAAATGATGGTCTGGGATACACCACCATCGCATCAAGGCTCGGGTTATCCAAGGATTGTGTCCGTTCCTTCTGTAGGACTCACAATCTCAGGGGTAGGAGATCTCCCAGCCATGTGCCTCAGGATCTGGGAAAAGATTATTGCAAGACCTGTGGTAAACGTTTGGAGCATACCCCCGGCAAAAGGAAGAAACAGTACTGTTCGGATGGCTGTCGCATGGACTGGTGGAATGCCCATCAGGATGAGGTAAAGCGTAAAGCCTTCTACCAATTCACCTGTGTTTGCTGCGGCAAATCATTCTCGGCATATGGGAACGCCAAACGTAGTTATTGCAGCCACGAGTGCTATATCAATACAAGGTTCAAGAAGGAAGCAAGCAAATGACAAAAGAGCAGTTCAAGGCAGAGGTCGATTACCAGATGGCTCTTTTACTCATCAAGAATCTGTTTGCTCAGGGCTTGTTGACTGACAAAGAATTCAAGACTGTCCAAAGAAAACTCATTGCTAGATACCAACCAATAATTGGCAATCTATCTCCTTAACATGACTTGATTTAACTTAAAACGTAGGGATGTATAGACCTAGGAGGAACCAATGAGAACAGTTAAGCTGATACAAAAACCAAAGCAACCGGCGACCATAATCCGAAAAAAGCGAGTTGCAGCCTATGCACGAGTCTCTACGGTACATGAACGACAAGAGCATTCGCTTCAATCCCAGGTTGATCATTACAAGAGACTGATTCGAGCAAATCCTGAATGGGAATACCAGGGGATCTACATTGATGATGGCGTCTCTGGAACACAGATAACGGGCAGAACGCAATTCCAAGAACTCATCACCAAATGCGAGCAAGGCATGATTGATATTGTGCTGACGAAATCGATATCGCGATTTGCCAGAAATACGGTTGACTTGCTTGAGACTGTAAGGCGGTTGAAGGAACTCAACATCGATGTCCGGTTCGAGAAAGAAAATATTGAAACAATCTCGAGTACAGGGGAATTCCTTCTGACCGTCTTGGCATCATTTGCTCAAGAGGAAAGCAGAAGTACTTCTGAAAACCTCAGGTGGGGGGTCCGAAAACGTTACGAGAAGGGGATAAGCCTCCACCACCGTGTCTATGGATACCGCTGGACCGGCAAGAAGCTCATCCCGGATCCGAAGACTGCAAAGGTAGTGAGCAAAATATTCAGGGATTATCTGAAGGGAAAGTCGATGAAACGCATTGCTGACGAACTGAACAATCGTTCCATCCTACACTTTGGGAACCCTTTCAATGATGTGGCAATACATACCATCTTGCATAATGAACGCTACATCGGTGACACCTTGCTTCAGAAAACGTATTGCATGGATTTCATGTCCCAACCACGGAAAAAGAATCGAGGGGAACATCCCATGTACTATGTCGAAGATACTCACCCACCTATCATCAAGCGGGAAACATTCGAAGCCGTCTCGAGGGAGATTGACCGCCGAAGAGAACTCGGGGTGTACAACATGCCCAAGGTGAATCGGCGTTGTTTCACAGGCAAAATCATCTGCGAGAAATGTGGAAGCAACTATATCCGGACCTACAAGACACCAACCAATGCGAATTGGAGATGCAAATCCAACCGAAGAGATGGAATCAAAGGATGCAGGAGCATCGGCATCAATGAGGAACAGTTGAAGATTCTGTCCAATTTCATGTTGGGGCTAGACGAGTTTGATGAGCAAGCCTTTTATAAGGAGGTTGATCACATCTCCGGTGATGGAGAGGGCTCATATACCTTCCATTTTCGTGATGGACGGCAAATCAACCGGTTCTGGCCTTCCAGGGAAAAAGCCTATAAGGCAGCAATCGATAGAAGAAGAAAAACCAATGACAACGGAGCGCATGCATGGCAAAGGTAAGGATAATTCCAGCAAAGAAAATCATAACAAACAATCGCAACAACCCCCATTCAACGAAAAGAAGGGTCGCAGGCTATGCCCGGGTTTCGACTGACAGTGATGAACAGTTCACCAGTTATGAAGCCCAGATCGAGTACTATACCGAATTCATCAAGAGTCGTCCTGATTGGGAATTCATCAAGGTCTATACAGATGAAGGCGTGAGCGGGACCAGCACCAATCGCAGGGAAGGCTTCAAGCAGATGATAAACGACGCCTTGTTGGGAGAGATCGATCTTATCGTCACCAAATCGGTCAGCCGGTTTGCCAGAAATACCGTTGACAGTCTGACCACCATTCGCATGCTCAAGGAGAAGAATGTCGAATGCTACTTCGAGAAGGAAAACATTTGGACCTTCGACGGCAAAGGTGAATTATTGATAACCATCATGAGCTCGATCGCACAGGAAGAAAGCCGGTCGATCTCTGAAAACACCACATGGGGTAAGCGAAAGCAAGCTAAGGATGGCAAGGTTTCAGTTCCCTACAGCAACTTCCTTGGATATGACAAAGGGCCTGATGGGAACATGGTCGTGAATGAGGAACAAGCCGAATTGGTAAGGCTCATCTACGCTCTATTCCTTCAAGGAAAGAGCCCGAATGGGATCGCCGAAATTCTCACCGAGAAAAACATCCCCTCACCCGGACGTGGGAAACAATGGGTCTCCTCCTGCATTAAAAGCATCCTGCAAAATGAAAAATACATCGGAGATGCCTTGCTCCAAAAAAGCTTCACCGTAGATTTCCTCACCCACAAGCAGAAGGTGAACGAAGGTGAGGTACCACAGTACTATGTGGAAGACCATCATGAACCGATCGTATCCAAAGAAATGTTTGCTCTAGTCCAGACCGAGATGAAACGGCGCGATGGAATGCCTGGCAGACGAAACCGCAGGAGAATGCTTTCAGGACGAATCCTCTGTGCCCAGTGCGGATCTTGGTTTGGAGAGAAGAAATGGCACCCTAACAGCAAATATCAGAAAGTGGTTTGGCAATGCAATGGAAAATATGATAAGGCACACTCCCAATGTACCTCAGGCAATCTGATAGAACAGGATGTCCAGAGAATGTTCGTGATAGCGGTCAACAGGCTATTGAAGGATTCTTCCAGCATCCTTGAAACACAGAAACTTGTCTACGATACGGTTTTCGATACCGCTGGTCTGGAAAGGGAAAGGACGGTACTCATAGCTGACATGAGTGTTACAGCCGAACTCATGGAGCGTATGTCGAGCGGACAACCCAGCTCAAGATCCAATGGATATGCCCATACTCAAGAGTATCAAGCACTACAGATACGTTATGAGCAGGCTGAGAAACGTAAGGAGGAGCTCGACAGTACTATCCAGGACAAGGTAGCCAAAAAAGCACTTGCAACTTCATTCTTCGATAATCTTAAGAAACAGAATAGCCAGGTCGTGCGTTTTGATGAGGACCTATGGAGCGGACTGGTTGATCATCTCAAGGTGCATTCTCCAAATGATGTCCGATTCATCTTCCGCGATGGATCTGAAATCAAGGTTGACTTATCCGAAGAGGAAAAGAAACGCCCTCCTCTCACAGAGAAACAGATGACTGAGATCAGCAGTCTTCGGCGAGATGGAATGTCTTATGCGAAGATCGGAGAAAAGCTGAACCTTCCTCGTGGACAGGTTCGCAGCTTCTGCCTTTCCAGAACTTCAAAAAATGAGGCAGCTGTACAAGAAGATGGAGAGCATGTGCTCTGCAAGACTTGCGGGAAAGAACTTGAACATACCCCCGGTTTTAGGAAAAAGATTTTTTGCTCGGACGGATGCAGGCAGGATTGGTGGAATCGGTATGCAAAATTCAAAGCAGGCGAAGGACGGGCTACAAACAAAGTTACTTGTCAAAACTGTGGCGAGACGTTTGTGACCTACGGCACCAACCGAAAATATTGCAGCCGGAAGTGTTATA